GTGAAGTCTTCAGTGTTGAACATGGTGTTCAATTTCTTCGCTAGATTGAATGCGTGTCCAGGATTTGAAAACGATACTTTTTTGTATTTTGGACCCGGGTAGTTATTCAGCATATTTGCTGATTTTAAATTGAATGGTTTTTGTTTGTAGAATACTGCCCATATACCTTCAGCCGCAAGTACCTGTTCGCTCTTGTAAGATTTGCGATCAGTGAATTCCAGTAAAATAGTCGGTTTAGGTCTACTCATGTTATATGAGTATTTATCTATTTTATGGTAGTATTAAAGATTACCGCCGTCTACTTTTATTTCAATTGCTTCGGCTTCAGCGGTAGTTTTTTGTGTCATTAGACCCTCATAGTTACCCGCTAAACGGGCCAACACTGTTGCTAGGCTATACGTGACTTGCTTGGCTGTATTGATGTCTAAACGCACTTCTTTTTGGTTGCTGAGGTCAGCACCTTTAACTTGTTGTATAAATTGTTGTAAACTGGCTGTGTTAATAGGTTCGTTTGTTGGCATTGCTTAACTCCGTTTTCATTTCTAATGATGTTCTAAATGGGCCTTTAAAAGGATAACTGTCCAATGTTAATAATTTAGGACAATAACTTCTTACCCAACCTTTTTCAAACTGAATAACATAGTATCCAGCACAATATAAACTTTTTGATTTTTTACTTTTATTAAACAAAGGTAATTTACGTTTTACATCAAACACCATATTATAAGGTTTAAACTTTGACGGATAATCATAAACTGAATTATCTTCATTTTCTTTTTCTTCTTTTGGAGCACTGATTGATGAACCCCACATCCATTCTCCATTAAAATTCTTTTGGAGTTGTTGTTGAGTGTCGAATATTCTAGTACCATCGGAACAACTAAACATATATCTTCTATCTTCTTGTCTACATATCGTTCCTACTTTTTCTCCATCAGATTCTAATATCCAGAATCTGTTCTCTAATATCGGCTTTGCAAAAAATTTATTTGTCATGCTGTCGCCTCCTCTTTAAGTTTATATTTTGCATTTAATGGTTCTGCATATGTTTGTGGATATTCTGCAATTTTTTGCATATCCCATTTAGCACAAAATTTTATTAATTTTAATCCTACTTGTTCAACAGTTTTAGGTTTAACATTGTTGATAGTATCCTCAATCAATGTTCTTATTTCCTTAGGTTGTGCTGTCAAGTCACACAAGGTTACATTTCTTTGAAAGTCTTCCATAACTCTATGCTCGTCGCCGTTATGGTCAACCCAACGTTGTAGCATCATGTTATTCCAGTTGTATCCTTTAGAATCTCTGTCTTCGAATGCATCTTGTAAACCAACCTTCTTTTTAGTTCCTTTTGTTCTAACACCAGGATAAGCACTGAATACATTATCAGCAGTATCGCCTCTCATACATTTTTCAAACAATAACCATTGAGGATTAGGTGCAGGTTTTTCTTCTTTAGTCTTTTTATCTATTACTCTATTTCCTTTTGCGTCAAAATATCCTTCATGAGTGATTGTAGTTTCAGTTATGCCGTTATACTGACATACATTAGGAGCAATCAATTGAGCAAAGTCTCCATCTGTTGAAACAATAATATGATTATCATTTGGATGCGATTGAACCCAGCCTGCAATTAAATCATCTGCTTCAAGTTGAGGATTTTGAATAGCAGTGCAGTTTGTTTTTGTGTCTATAAATTCTTTGAAATTATCAAATGTTTCCCAAAATACTAAATCTTCTTCAACTTCTTTTTCTGTTCTGGCATCTCTAGCATTTTTTCTATTACGTTTATAAGGTTCATAAAAGTCTTTACGCCAACTTCTACCTTCCAAACAAAATACAACATGGTCACCTTTAAAATCTTGCCATACTTTACGGATACTGTTTAATGTAATATGTAGAGCCATTCCTATCTTAGAATCCAAATCACTCTGTATTGCGTGTTTGGCTCTAAAAAATGTATTGGCTGTGTCTACAATTATATAATTCATCAATCAATATCTACTCTAACTATGTGTTTTCTTAATTCTTTTACAAAGAACTCTAACTTATCAATCATACCGATTAGGTCTTTGTCCGTGATATACCTGCTACGTTCTTTAAGTCTATCATATTCTTTGATTGATATTTGCACCATAGGACCATAGTTGTCTTTATGTCCTACACTCTCGTTTTCCATAGAGGAATCCAGTGCTCTTTGTTTTTCGTCTGAGTCTGTCATTTTTATCTCCTTAACTTATTTCTGACTTATCGTCACTTAAATTTTTAGTATTAATGTATCCAGCACCTCTTGTTGGATCTAATCCTTCTTCTTGAAGAATGTTTTGGGCTATTGTTCTGAACCAACCATCTACTATTTGTTCATTTGATTCGCCTTTATATCCTGCGTCCAACAATTTTTCTATGAATTCATTGTTCCAATCTAATTCAAAGAATCCATTTCTAATGTTTTCCTGATTAATTTTTGTATCTAACACAGCAACCCAAGGTTCTCCTTTTGCTGTTGCTTGTTCTTTTTCTTTCATTAATGCTTCTAACTTTGGATTTTTACTTGTTTCTTCAGAAGTTGTTTCTTTCTTCTTAACAAACTTGTCCTTTACTTGCTTAATTTTTTTAATTATGTCCATTTTTGTTCTCCATTTTGTCTTTGTTTATCTTATCAAGTCCCCCAGGCATTTCCGAATATGTCGACGTGTAGTCTTGGAGTGTATCTCCATCCTCTTGCCATTGCAAGTTCGGCGACTTTTTTTGTGTTGAGGATATATGTTTCTGATCTTCCTCCCAGTGGCATGACATAAACGGGAACGTTGATTCCCACTTGATTGTACTCGGCAACTGCTTTTGAAACTTCGTCAACATCGGAAGCATCAGCGACCACAAATTTGAAATACATTTCACTATTAGGAATCCCGTTATAAGACCTAGCAATCTCAGGTTTGATAGCAGTGTTCCAAGGCTCACCCGATACGGAAAGTTTCGGAGAGCAACTCCAAGTGACTTCGAATTTGTCTTGTTTTCTAAGATAGTCTTCAAAATCCTTGTGTAAAGTCTGCGTTGTATTTGTCTCGAAAGTAACATTTTTTAAATCCTTCATTCTTGGATGTTCAAATAATTCAATGTAAGTTCTTTGCCATCCCAACAAAGGCTCACCGCCTGTTAATATAAAGTGTACATCTTGTCCATTAGACATTGTCCACTTGCCTTCAGGAGTTAATGATAACACATGATCCACCACTTCGTCAATAGTCTTGTCCATCATAAACTTTTTGAACTCAGGGTATATACTGGCATAAGTGTCACAGCCTGTATGTACTATTGGCAAGTCTTCAAACTTTTCCACTTTGTCAGTAATCCCTGCGTCCAATAACTCTTTAACTTCCGGATTGTATTTTATTCCTTGTTTTAGTTTTTCTGCTCTATTTGGTTCTTTAGCCAAACCAAAATTCATACAACGAAAGTTACAACCGAATGTTCGTAAGAACACACTTGGTACTCCAACAAAACGTCCTTCGCCCTGTACAGAGTAAAATGCTTCTGAATATCTAAGTTTAGTCATGACCTTTCATGCTCATACAAATATCATAAAACTCTTTCTTAAGAGGAGCATGACTATCAAATGCACCTAGCATGATAGCAGTAGTCATATCAGATTCATGTTCTCTTACACCTCTGTGTGTCATACAATGATGTTCTGCTTTAACCATCACAGCCACATTAGGAGTCTTTGCATATTTTTGTAGTGCTTCAGCAATCTGTGTTGTCATTTCTTCTTGTATCTGAGGTCTTTCAGCAATATGATGAACTATTCTATTAAATTTAGATAATCCAATAACTTCTTTTTCTGGAAGAATACCTATCCAACATTTACCTACAATATTCTGAAAATGGTGAGCACAAGTTGATTTTATACTAACTGGACCACTTGTGTATAAACTTCTGTAACCCATATTAGGAAAAGAAGTAACTTTAGGCGGTTGTACAAATCTACCACCAAATATTTCTTTTATGTACATTTTAGCAACACGTCTTGCAGTTTCTTTTGTGTTGTGATCATTTTCAGTATCAATCACTAATGCATCAAGAACACCTCCAAAATTTTCTTCAACTTCTTTTTGAAGTTCTTCCAGTTCACCTTGCTCTATAAAATCAGCGATATTATCATTACTGTGAAATCTAATATCTTTTTCCTTAAGCCTTTGTCTTATTCGTTCTGATGCTTTCATTAATCCCTCTTGATATATTTTTCTAAAACTTCTAATTGATCATGATATTCAGCAATCACTTTTAATTCTTTTTCTATAGTTTCAAGAATGTCTCCGTGTTCACCAATTCCCACAGCCTTTTCCATATAGATTTGCACATTTGTTACGTGTTTTTCTATATGTCCTTTGGCGTGTGCCACCATTGCATCATATATATTTTGTCTACTTGCCATAGTTTT